TACTGCGCTCCGAATGTCATCTAAGCGCAAAGGTTCCAGATCTGCTTTGTCGTCATTATCTTCAAACTGAAATGGGACCGTTTCTTGACGGTTGCGACCAAGCAATACAGTAATTTCATCGCCTTCATTTACTTCTAATTCAGCAGAAACATTTGTCCAAAAAGTTCCATATTTATCTTGTTGGCGATTCTCTGTAATTCCTTGGTCATTTAGACTTATGATGCCCACACGACGAGCGTAATTTCTACCTGTTCCGGGCATCCCCCAGCGTCCCTGTGGATGACTGTTTTTTAGATAGGGATCAACGTATTTTTTGTAAATATGTCTTTGCTCTGCTCTTTGCTCCGCAGTCATGTAATCGCCTTCAAGCACGGAAACAATTTCCCAGTTTGGGCGGAACGGCGTACCGTTCGGGATTCCCCGATAAACTCCAAAAGTCGTTTGATTGCTAGGCGTCAGCGCTCCGCTAAACGCAGCTTGATTTACTGCAGATAAAGTAGGTGCCGTAAAAGCATCATCACCTGGCGCCAAACCGATTTCTGAAGAAAGCCTGCCGTAGCGCAAGTTTTGTCCACGTAAGCGCGATCCACCGGCCAACGCTTCATATCCACCATTCCAGTAGAAATCAAAAAACTCTTCATAAACGCTATTAAGCGCATTGTTGCCTAAAAAGATGCCGGACAATTCAGGGCGCGGCATGTCACCTTGCCCGGCGATCATTACTAGCTCGGCTATCTGATAGCTGCCCCAGCTCTTGATTCGCGACCAAACAAGGCTTGGCGTTACGACCTGTCCACCACTGATAAACGAAGTGCCGTTTTCATCTACGTGCTGCTCTTGCTTGGTGAAGCAAATAGGAACAACCGATCCGTATTCGGCAAGAGTCTGTAAGGAGTCAAATCCAAACGAAGGCGCATAAATATCTGTACCTTTAAGACTTCCTAGCGTGCGATTTCTTGAGCGTTTTTGATCTGGTTGCTGAGGTTTTGGCGCAAGCAAAAATGAGGCTGCAGTACTAGCCAGACCGACGACAAGGCTAATAATGGCTAAAACTAATGCAGTTCCATTTCGTACATCTGGTACATTTGCGTACTCCGCCGGACGCACACACGGATGTCGCCTTACATGATCTGAAAATTGTCTGTATTCTTGCTCGCTACATCCCAGCTCAATAATCAGACGCTTTTCAAACGGAAGCAGCGGCTGCTTGGTACTGCGGCGATAGGGCACCATGCCACCGCCTTCAAATTCTGGTTGATGTAGAGGCATCCGTTTTCCCAGTAGACCGCAAATGCTGTGGTTTCTTGCGGCAGCAGTAGCACGTCACCATCGTACTTCGCCTGCTCTATTCTGCGACACCATTTCAACAGGTCACGACCAATCACGAAAGGATTGCCTTGATACCAGGCTTGGCGCACAGGAGGCCGTTCAAGGTTCAACCGATCCAGTACCAGCAAAACCAAATGGATGCAATCAATTGCGTTGTCTGGATCGGACCCATTAGCACCATAACGGTAGGGTCGCCCAATTAAATCAATCACTGCACCCGGACGCTAGCGGTCAATGGTAAGTTGCCCACCAATTGCTTGGTCAGGCGCTTTCTTGGTACATCTGCACCAACAGCATCAAACACGGAGGCAAGCTGCAGTTTCAAGCTAGTGTCATCCCATGTTGCTGTAACAATTTGGCCAAGATACGCATTTAGCAAGGTGTAATTTTCTTTACTGTCTGGGTTGACGAGCACCGTGCGTACATTTGCGAGCCACTTGTCTGTTACGGCAATTTGCGCCCAACCGCGACTAAGCGAATTATTTGGGAACACAAGCGTTGCCGGTTGATTGTCACCAGATTTAGTAAAAGTGGTGCCGCTAAAAGCAAAAGGCATGAAGCCAAAGTAGCTTGGCTCCCCAGTTGTCACATTGAAAAAAGGCGCATCTTCATTGACCCAGTAATTCTGAAATTTGTAGCCACCTGTTTCAGTGGGAGTTCGCAAAGTCAAGTAATGACCAAACGCTAGTGTGTCGCTCATAGACCAATTCTCCGACGTGTGTTGGTATTTTGCCTGAGGCTAGTCAGAGCACGCTGCTCACCCTGTTTAGCGCCTTGGGCAGCAGCTTGCCGCATACCAGCCTGGAACTGATCGGCGGTGACGTAATCCACTTGGTTAATGCGTTCGACGTTATAACGAACGTCGATTGGCTGCATCGTTGCAGTTGCTGCGCTGCCTTCTGTTCCGCCGCCGCCACCAGCAGCACCGCCGGCAGATCCAGGTGAACGACGATAACGCCCCATTGCTCCATCAAGCTTCGCTGCAACGCCAAGCTTTCCATCAGTGCCGCGCTTAAGCGGCATGATCGCCTCAGGGCCGGCCTCGCCCATAAGACCGTTTTGCATCTCGCCGCCCTTGGCATATTTGAAGAAGGTGGGGCGGGTGACGATGCCGCCGGTTGCGAAGGGTTGGATGCCGTTTTGATCTACGACGCCGCCTTTTGCAAGGCCAAAATTGGGACCGGCATTTCCAAGTCCCGTGGCCGGATCAAAATAACTAGAGCCAAAGCTGGTGCCACCACTAGACGCCCCTCCACTGATCCCAAGAGCCTTAAGGATTGATCCCAATGCCACCATTACAAGCTGTTTGGCAATAATTTGTGCAGCCATCTGAATAAATGCTTGCCCAATACTTTCAAACATGCCAGCTAACACCTCTTTGACAGTGCCGCTACCGGTAACCAAAACTTGAATTGAACTTGAAATCGCATTTGTTAAATTGGATTCTAAAATGCTTGACGCATTTTGAATCTGCTCCAGAACCTTGCGCTTTTCTTGGTACTGAACGATTGCAGCTTGATTTTGTTCATAAATGCGAGCAAGCGCGCTAGATTCAGCCGCATAGGCTTGGTTGACCGCTTCAGCATTTTGCCCTGAAGCAATTAACGCCTGCCTCCTAAGTTCAAGCTGCTGCTGCTGTAGCTCGTAATTTGCCTGAAGGCCAGAAAATTCTTCTGCAATAGCCGGCTCTACGCCCTCTGTTAAGGCTTGAATTTGCAGATCAATTTCTCGATTTTGCAACTTGTAATTATCTAGAGTTTGCTGACTGGAGGTTTTGATTTCCGAGAGGACTTGGTAGGACTGAATAAGAGCCTGTTGGTCGACTTGTTGAATTTGCTGTTGAGCGCCTTGCTGGCGTAACTGAGTTGTAGGTGCAGCACCAGGAATTGCCTGCGCAATCGATGGGAAGTAACCAGCCAAGGATGCAGTAGACGCTGTTGCAACATTGCCAAGCGTTCGCGTCATTCTTGATATGTCAAAACCACGCCCAGGCAGCATTGCGCCTTCAAATTGGCTCTCGACGCTTGGAGTGATGGCTGGTTGATTTTGAAGCTGATTAAAGAATTTGCTCTCAAAGGGCCTTGTGAGGGGCTGACCTGTATTTGGCGCAGAAAGCTCATCTACTAACGACTGCACAGCCGCTCTAATGTTGGCTCTGCCAGTATTTATATTTCCCCCGGTGACTTGTCCTTTTATTGCAGATGGGCTTACGCCTTTGCCCAATTGCTCTTTAATGCCCTTCCTTAAAATTTCAATTTGTCCTTCGCTTAAGTAATCACTAATATCGCCCAGCAACCCATAAAGAGATGTCCCCATATTATTTAGGGTTTTGAATGCATCTCCAGAGATTTGCCTTGCGACTCCACTGAGGGTTTCTAGGCTTGCAGTACTTGGCTTGCTTCGCGGATCGGGATTCCACCTATTTTCTCTTTCTTTCCATTGAGCTTCTGCTGGATCCCATTTGTCTCCCGCTCGATACGATTCAAACCTTTGTAGATTTTGAATTACTTTTTCACGAGCGGCAGGAAGATTGAAACCTTTTTGCTGCTGCATATATCGTTGCGCTTCTTTTTTGCCAACAGCGTAAAGGCCTTCTGTCATGTCCTGCACTGATTCCCAGAACAGGCGAAGCGGACGAGCCGCTTGTTGCCTCATTTTTTCAATTGGCAACGGCAACAGTCCGGCCACATCTTCG